CCTACAAAAAACCGCTTTTGGGTATTTACGGTTTTTTGGAAAGACTTAAAAAGACCATACGGGAGTTATTAAGAGATATGGCAAAGTTATCACTACAAGAACAGGCAGAAAAGGTATTGCAGGAGGCAGAAGACGCTGGCCTAAAGCAAAATTTCTTTTTTCGAACAACTTTCCAGCGATACACGGTTCAGATGAACCTTTTGAGCCAGCTGGAACGTGCTATCAAGGATGATGGTGTCAACGTCACGAAAGAATACGTTAAAGGCCGTCAAAACGTGTACACGCATCCCGCCGTCACAGAGTACAACAAGACGGCAACCGCCGCCAACGGCACGGTAGCAACGCTTATCAAGATTCTGGACGCTTTCAAGGGCGAGGGTGACAACACTTCTAAACTTCAGTCGTTCCTTGATTCGCTGAATGATGAATGAGATACTCGCATATTATCAGGCTATTCAGGACGGCACGGTTTTAGTCGGACGCTGGGTCAAACTGTTTTATCAGTACATCGTAAACGGGCTTGAAAAAGGCTCGTTTTTCTTTTCCCCTAAAAAAGCGAAGGTCGCTATCAAGTTTATAGAAGCGTTTTGCCGACACCACGAGGGGGAGCTTGCGCCGCAGTTGATAAAGCTTGAACTGTGGCAACGTGCCTTAATATCCGTCCTGTTCGGGATAATGGATAAGGACGGCAACCGCCAATTCAGGGAAGCGTTCGTCGTCATGGGGCGTAAGAACGGCAAGACCCTACTGGCGGCGGCGATCTCCTGCTATTGCGCTTTCCTTGACGGGGAATACGGGGGAAGGATATATTTTGCCGCCCCTAAACTGAAACAGGCCGGACTATGTTACGAAGCATTTTATCAAATGCTGGACAAAGACCCGTCCTTGTCAAAGTTAGCCAAAAAACGTAGAAGTGATATCTATATTCCCGAAACAAACACCACCGCAGAGCCGCTTGCGTTTAACGCAAAGAAAAGCGATGGCTTGAATATCTCCCTGTGCGTGGCCGATGAAGTCGCTTCTTGGCAAGGTGATGCTGGTTTAAAGATGTACGAAGTCCTTAAATCAAGCTTCGGCGCGCGGAGACAGCCTTTACTTCTGTCGATATCCACGGCAGGGTATCAGAACGATTCAACTTACGATGAGTTAATGAAGCGGGCAACCGCCGTCCTTATGGGGTCATCAAAGGAGACGAGATTCGCTCCGATTCTGTATACCATTGACGATGTGGCTCTATGGAGTGACCTCAACGAACTAAAGAAAGCCAACCCGAATCTTGGGGTTTCCGTCAGTTATGATTATATGCTGGAGGAGATTGCCGTAGCGGAGGGTTCGCTTTCTAAACGTGCGGAGTTCTTAACTAAATACTGTAATATCAAGCAATCGAGCAGTACGGCGTGGCTGGAGTTCCAAACGGTTGAAAGATGCCTGTCTGAAAGGATAGACCCGTCCACATTGGCTCATCATTATTGCGTGGGCGGCGTGGACTTGTCACAGGCTATCGACTTGACTTCCGCTTGTGTGGTTATCGAAGACAAGGGGAGACTGTACGTTATCCAGCATTACTGGATGCCGCATGAGCGACTTGAAAAGGCTATCGAAGAAGACGGTGTTCCTTATCGACAACTAATTCAAAATGGATTCCTTTCCCTGTCCGGTGAGAACTATGTCGATTATAACGATGTGTTTGAGTGGTTCAGGAATTTGGTAGAGCAGTATGAAATCCTTCCTTTACAAGTCGGATATGACAAATGGTGTGCCACTTATTTTGTAGACCAAATGACAAAGTACGGGTTTCACATGGACGATGTTAGGCAGGGGTCGAACCTAACTCCTGTTATCCGAGAAGTTGACGGCTTACTGAAAGACGGGGTGGTGTGCATCGGTGACAATACACTAACACAAGCGCATTTCCTTAATTCAGCATTAAAACAGGAGGAGGACAGGGTGCGGCTCGTCAAGATATCCAAACGGGCCAGGATAGACGGCATGGCGGCGTTCCTTGACGCTATGACCGTCAGGCAGAAACACTACGCCGATATAGGCGCACAATTAAAGAACGAGGGTTAGAATGGGGCTTTTTGATTCTATTTTCCAGCCGAGAAAGGCTAAAGAATCCCAAAAAGCGATGAACGAAGCGAAGGGATTTTTTCAGACTTTAACGGCTTATCAGCCAACCTTTACAAGCTGGAACGGGTTTATTTATGAATCCGAATTGGTGAGGGCGGCGGTTGATGCTAAAGCGAGGCACATTTCCAAACTAAAGGTTGAATTTCAGGGTGCGGCGAATCCAAAACTGCAAGCAAAGATGCGGCTGGCTCCTAACCAGTTTCAGACATATTCGCAGTTCCTTTACCGGATTTCTACCATCCTTGACAACACGGGGACTTGCTTTATTACGCCTGTTTTTGACGAAAGCATGACTATCACGGGATATATGCCCGTCCTCCCGCAGTATTGTACCGTGGTCGAGTTTAAAGGTGAGCCGTGGTTAAAGTATCAGTTCGGGCAAGGTAGACAGGCGGCGGTCGAGCTTCGCAAAGTTGCTTTATTGACTAATCACCAATACATGAATGATTTCTTTGGTTCGTCCAATGATGCGTTGAACGATACAATGAAACTGATTCATATTGTCAAGCAATCTATCAGCGAAGCGGCGAAAAATTCAGTTACCTATCGTTTTATGGCCCGACTTTCAAATTTTTCGACTGCTGAGGACTTGGCCAAAGAACGGGCGAGGTTTTCGGAAAGCAATTTAAGTCAGGGCAGTTCTGATGGCGGGTTGCTGTTGTTCCCTAACAAATACGACAACATCCAGCAGTTAAATCAATCTGCCTACCATGTAGACACGACGCAAATGGAGCTGATCCAGACGAATGTTCTAAACTACTTCGGCGTGAATCTGGATGTTATTCAGAACAGGGCAACGGCAGACCAGCTTGACGCATTTTTCAATGGTGCTATTGAGCCATTCGCTATCCAGTTCAGCGAAGCGATGACGATAGCTATTTTTTCCGAGAGGGAACGGGCGCAGGGTTCTAAGCTTTTGGCTAACGCTAACAGGTTGCAATATATGTCAACCACAGCGAAGGTGAGCATGGCGCAACAGCTCCTTGACCGAGGGGTTATGTCTATCAATGAAGCGAGAGAACTGTTCAACTATGCGCCTGTTGAAAACGGAGAAGTCAGGCCGATAAGGGGGGAATATCACAACGCAGGAGATGACGAAGATGCCAACGAAGAATGAGCGAGAATACAGAAACCTTGCGGAGCTTCTTGCACCGCAGGAAGACGAAAAACGTGTCCATGGGTACGCTACAACTTTCGACCAGCCGTACAAGCTGGGTGGTGATGAGTCCTTTGAACTCTGGGAGGTCGTTGACCGTGGGGCGTTTAACAACACGGACATGAACGATGTAATCATGCAGTACAACCATGAAGGGCGTGTATTTGCGAGGACAAAAAACAATACCTTGGCTTTGCGGAGTGACGAGCATGGTTTGTTTATAGATGCCGATTTGGGTGGTACGGAGATTGGCAGACAGCTCTATGAGGAAATCAAGGGTGGTTACACGGACAAAATGAGCTTCGGGTTCACCGTTCGTGGAGACAAACGAGAAGAACACATGGAGGGTGGCAAGACCATTCTGACCCGTACTATTACCGATATTGGCAAACTTTACGACGTGTCGGCTGTGAGTATTCCGGCGAATGATGCTACTTCTATTTCTGTTCGAACCTTTGTCAACGGAGAGATTGAGAGGCTTAAAGCGGAGCGACTTGAACAGGAACGGATTGCAAAGCTGGAAGAAAGAAAGGCGGCACTACGGGAAAGGATTAAAAATGGAAGAGCTGAATAACATTGAGACCCGCATGGCTGAGATTCAGACGGAGCTTGAAACCGCCGATGAAGAGCGCATGACGGTTCTTGAAAACGAAGTCGCTGACCTTGAACAGCGCAAAGCTGAAATCATTGAACAGCGCAAGAAGGAAGTTGCCGAGGTTATTGACAACGGCGAAGAAATTGAAAAATACGAAGAAAGGGAAAAACCTATGACTATCGAAGAAATCCGCAACTCGAAAGAGTATATCAACGCTTTTGCGAACTACATTAAGACGGGCAAAGACGAGGAAGTCCGAGCCCTTCTGTCCACTAACGCCACCGTGGCGACTGGTTACGTTCCCGTGCCTGAAATCGTGGAAGGCCGTGTCCGCACCGCATGGAGCCGCCTCGGCCTCATGGATTTGGTCAATAAGACCTTCGCCCGTGGCAACCTGAAGGTCGGCTTTGAGCTGTCCGCTGACGGCGCACTCGTCCACGCTGAAGGTGCGAACGCAAACAACGAGGAGTCTCTGACTTTCGGCGTTGTGGAGCTGAAGCCTGAGTCTATCAAGAAGTGGATCACCATTTCTGATGAAGCTATGGACATGGGCGGTGAGGAGTTCCTGTTCTACATTTACGATGAGGTTACTTACCGCATCGCCAAGAAGGCGCAGGAAATCCTTCTGGCGAAAATCACCGCCGCTTCTACCACCGCTTCTTCCACGGCTGTGTCTGTTGCCGAGGTGGACGATGGCGCTCCTTCCGTGGGCATCGTTGCTCAGTGCATGGGCCTCCTTTCTGACGAGGCCGCTAACCCGGTAATCGTCATGAACAAGGCAACGTGGAGCCAGTTCAAGGCGGCTCAGTATGCGGCCTCTTATGCCGTTGACCCGTTTGAGGGACTGCCTGTGTATTTCGACAACACCATCCCCGCCTACTCCAGCACCGCCACCACTGGCACCTGGCTTATCGTGGGTGACTTCGGTCGTGGTGCGCAGGCCAACTTCCCCAATGGTGAGGAAATCGGCCTGAAGTTTGATGACCTGTCCCTCGCCGAGAAGGATTTGGTCAAGATTGTGGGTCGTGAGTATGTGGGCCTTGGCCTTGTCTCTGACAAGTGCTTCGCCCGTGTGACGATGCATACCTAATCAATGTAGATAAAAGGAGGGGCAGAATATGCGGACGTTGGTTGCTATCCCATGTATGGATATGATGCATACATCATTTGTCATATCATTAACTGGTATGCGGATGAAAGGCGAAACAAAATTCGTGTATTCTGTCTCGTCCTTGGTTTACGATTCAAGGAACGGACTTGCGAGACGGGCTATTGCAGAGAAATTTGACCGGGTGCTCTGGCTTGACTCTGACATGGAGTTCAGGCCTGATTTGTTTCAACGGCTTTCTGACGATTTAGACGAAGGCCGGGATATGGTTGCGGCTTTTTACGTTACAAGAAAGGACGAAATCAAACCGTGCCTTTTTAAGACGTGCGGTTACGAGCACTACGAAGACCATGTAAAGCCAGTTGCGAAGACGTACTATGATTACCCGAAAGACTCCATCTTTGAATGTGAGGGAGTCGGCTTTGGCGGCGTGATGATGAACGTATCTCTTTTAAAAGAAGTCGAAGAAAAGTTTGGGTTGCCTTTCGCGCCAATGCTGGGATTCGGCGAGGACTTGTCTTTCTGCCTCCGGGTAAGAGAGCTTGGTAAGAAGATATGGTGTGATTCACGCATTAAGATGGGCCATGTTGGGCTTAAATCGTACACAGAGGATGATATCAATGGTTAGAGCAAATGCTGATCTCATAAGTGCGGCTAAACTCGCCGGGCGCATTGTGACAAACGAGTTCGATTCTGAAATTGAACGACTATTGAACGCCGCCCTGATGGATATGGGCGTGGCTGGCGTAGAACTTCCGGACGAGATGGACGCTCTTGTATCGACAGCCGCTATAACGTATTTCAGGCTTCACTTTGGAACGCCTGACGATTATGACCGTCTGGAGCGTTCGTACAACGAGCAGAAAGCCCAGCTATCCACGCATACTGGATATACTAATTGGACGGTGCAAAATGGATAGAAGTACACCTATTTACCTCGTCAGGGAAACGAGGGAGCAAAACGGCATAGGTGAATGGGTATCCACCGAAACGTTACGCAAGGTTTACGCTAACGTGTCCAGCATCAGCGCATCCGAATATTTTTCCGCTTCACAGATAGGGCTAAATCCTGAAGTTAGGTTCACGATGTTCGCCCCTGATTATGATGGGGAGCTGATAATCGAGTACAACGGCTATCGTTTCTCCGTCTACCGGGTGTACAAGGCAACCACCGACAAGCTGGAGCTGTATGCACAAAGAGAGGCTGGTACGGCGTGAAAACCACCGTTGACGATCTGTCCAAGGCCATCCAAAAGACGCTGGCTGAGTACGAGGGCGTAACCATCGAAAGCATGAAAGCGGCGGTGGACAAAGCTTCCAAAGAGGCCGTGCGTGAGCTTAAGTCATCTTCGCCTAAGAGAAACGGGGCGTATGCACGGAGCTGGACATCGAAGAAAACGAAGCTCGTCAACAAGTACGCCTACGAAAAGACCGTCTACAACAAAGACCACTACCGACTTACTCACCTCTTGGAAAAAGGGCATAGAGTAGTCGGTGCGAAGA